GAAAAAACTACAGCAATGGCTGCGGATACTTATACAGCAAGAAATCCAGAGGCTCTTATTTGGGTAAGATCTGGTAACTATGCAAATACGTATAAAGTGACAGGAACATCTGACATATTTAGCGGGTCTGAGGCAAGCTTTACTACAAGTACTACCGATATAACAACTATTGCTACTGATAATATTGCGAGTGAATTATTTGATGATATGGATACGGCAGAAAGCGACCCGTTTACTATTACAAGAAATGGCTCTGTTATTCATATACAAGCAGAGTCTTCTTCGGATTTTAATATCGATGTCTTAGATAGTAACGGGAACAATGATATATATGTATTCAAAGACACTGTTCAGTTATTCTCAGATTTACCTACGGTAGCCCCTAATGGCTTTGTTATCAAAGTAACTGGAGATCCTGATTCTGGCGTTGATGATTATTATGTTAAGTTTGTCGCTAAAGATGGGACATTTGGTGAGGGTGTCTGGGAAGAAACCTTTGATCCCGGAAGCACCTATGCTCTCGATAAAACTACTATGCCTCATGTTCTTATTCGTAATGCTGGGGGAACTCCAACTTTCACTTTAAGACGAGCTGACACTGGGGACTTTGATTGGACGAATCGTCTTGTTGGGGATACAACCACGAATCCAGACCCCTCATTCATTGGTCAGACCATTTCGGATGTATTTTTATATAGAAATAGGCTAGGTTTTTTGTCTGGAGAGAGTGTTGTTTTAAGTGAATCTGGGCAATTCTTTAACTTTTTCCGTACTACCGTCACTCAAGTCTTAGATTCAATGCCTATAGATGTTGTCTCTTCGCATTCCAAAATATCATTGTTTAAGAATGCTATTCCGTTTGCCGAAAAACTTTTATTGTTCTCAGACTTCTCTCAGTTTACGGTGTCAGGAACTCCAGTATTAAGCCCGACAACCGTACAAATAACTCCGGTGAGTGACTACGAAAACATTACCTCTTGTCCTCCTAAATCTACTGGTCGATCTGTTATGTTCGCTTTTAACCGTGGCGGATATTCAGGGATACAAGAGTATTTACCCAGTGGTGACGGAGAAACTTTTCAAGCTGTTGATATTACTGCGAATATTCCTAAATATATTAAAGGGAATATTACAAAGATTTCTACAGCTACCCATGAACGAGTTGTTGTTTGTAAAGCTGCTGGAGAAGATTCTACTCTTTTCGTATATAACTATTACAACAGTGGACAAGAAAGACTTCAAAGTGCTTGGCATAAATTTTCATTCGGGTCAGATACTAAAATATTAGACTTTGAATTTATAGATAGTTCCTTGTATTTAGTTGTCCATCGAACTGATGGGATCTATTTAGAAGAATTAAAATTTGAAGCAGGGGCTGTAGATACTGGGTCGTCTTATTACACACGATTAGATCGAAGAATTAACCAAGATTCTATTAGTAGTATTTCGTACAACAGCGTTACAAATGAAACTACAATTACTATGCCTTATAAAAAATCTCCCGGAAGATCTATGGAAATTATTACTAAAGAAGGTTACAGGATTCCAATTAAAACTCAAACCGATAGTTCTGATTCGATTGTTATAGGAAAAGAATTAGATGCAGTTACTGGGAACGAAGATTATGGAGATTTAACTGGCCACTCTTCAGCAGAAGATTACGGAGATTTAACTTCGGCTGGTTCTTCAGACGATTACGGAACCGTAGCTGTCGGGTTAGCAACTGAAGGGATTTGGATCGGCGAAGCTTATACAATGTCCTATACCTTTTCTGATCTTACTTTTAAAGAGCCTACAAGAACAGGCGGAAACGCCATCATTACGGACGGCCGAGTCCAATTGCGGTACGGAAACCTTGTGTATGATTCGTCTGGATTTTTTACTGTTACAGTCACCCCATTACATAGGGACTCAAGTGTCCACAATTTTACAGGGAATGTCGTAGGTTCAGCAGTGATTGGCACAGTCAATATTGAATCCGGTGAATATAGATTCCCGGTATATAGCAAGGCTGACCAAGCAACTATTGTGTTAACAAATGATACTCCACTACCTTCTAGCTTTATGTCAGCTGAGTTTGAATGCGAGTGGACTCCGAAATTGAGGCGAACTAGATACTGATTAAATAATGATTGAGGTAAGACGCTCTATAATTCAAGATTGTTTTCAGTTAGCTCCAAGGCTTAGAAAAGAAGATATAACTGAGTTACATGCGTTGTCTTCAAGACCTCCTTTACAGTCTTTGATTGCTGGGCATCTCTATTCAACCCCTTGTTATACTGGATTCGATAAAAACGGATTAGTATTAGGCATGGGGGGATGTGCTCCGTTAGACAAGGAAGCAAACACTGCTTCAATTTGGTTTCTTGGTGCTGAAGAACTGTTTGACCATAAAACTTCGTTTTTAAGATTAAGCCGTAAGTTCTTAGAGATAAGTTCAGAACCCTACGACTTAGTTTGCAATGTTGTCCATGCTGAAAATGTCACTCATGTTAGGTGGCTTGAATGGCTTGGATTTTCTTTTTTACAAAAACTACCTGACTTTGGTAGAAACAATGAGTTATTCTATGAATTCGCGAGGATGTGCTAATGTGTGAACCAACCACTATGTTTATTATGGGATCAACGATGTCTGTTGGTCAAGGCATTATGCAACATAAAGCTCAAAGAAGAGCAGCAAGAGCTTCGAGACGATCTTTTGAACAAAACTCTCAAAGAGCTTTAGAAGCCTATTTCAGACAAACGAAACAAGCAAGAGAACGTCAACGACAAGAAGAAGAATCTTTGTCAAACGAAGTGAATCAAATATTTAAAGAAGGACGAAGCAAGATGTCTAGTCTTGTAACAAGTTCTTTAGAATCAGGGGTTTCTGGACAAACTTTAGAGCTATTAGTAGACGACATTCATCGTCAAGAACTTGAATACCAAACAAATTCAACAAAATCATTCCAATATTATTCAGAAAACATGGACGATCAATTAGAAGAAGCTCGGTTAGGAACAAGAGATCGTATAGATGATATGAGATCACGAGTTACTCCAAGGCCTTCATTTCTGGCAACTGCCTTACAGATTGGATCTGGAGTTGTTAATGCATATGCGTCTTCTGGTTTAGCACAAGAGGATGCTTTAACAAGTGCTTTAGAAGCTGGGCAGAGTGCCAGTAGTTAGGAACAAATAGACTATGGTAAACAGAGATACAAATTTAGGGCGACAATCTGGGATTACCCCCGGACAACAAGTCACAGCTCGATTTAATGAAGTACGAGCAACTATCCCAGAAGATGTCCATCAAATGTTAGACGTTGTAAAAGCTATGGGATCTTTGACTCAATCTGGAATGAAATTAGCTTCAGATATTCGTGATATAACAAGTGAACAAGACATAAAAGAAGGCCAGCGTTTACGTTTAGAACAAGAAGCACAAAGAAAAAACAATAAAAAAACTATGAAGGGCATCACTTCTGGCGGCCTCGATAAACGTAAGCATAATGTGTATACTCGATTAGGGTATGAACAGACGGATGCAGAATTAGCGTATTTAGACTTTAGCAACAAAGCAAAAGCATCGCTTAACAATCAAATAAAATCAGGAGTAGGGCCGGGTTCAAAAGTAGATGGAGCAATGGAAGCTCTCGCACAAGAAAGAGATACGTTTTTATCTGAGTCTGGTGCAGGGAAAAGCTCAATTTGGATGAACGCTTTTAATAAAAAGTTTCAATCTGGGTTACCGGGACTGACAAGTGGACATGCTGAAAAAGTAACTTATCAATTAGAGAAAAACTGGAAAACTAATTTAGAAAGTTTTTCTGGTTCAATTATTACTGACACACAATCAGCATGGGACGAAGCTAATGCTAAAGATAATCAATTAATAGAGATGGATCTCCAATTATCTCCTGAAGGTGTTGATTTAGCGTTTCTTTATAATACAGACGGATCAAAAAAACCTTTGGATGAAGTTAGGGAAGAAATGTCTTTGCGTCTCAGAGAACAGGCTTTAGATAAAGCGGCTAAAGGTGTCCAAGATAAATTAGACGAAGCTTACTTAGACGCTCCGGGTGTCAACGGAAACAGAGTTGTTGCTACTAAGTTAATTGAATTAGCTAGTACAGACGGCGTAGATCCAGTTATTGCATTAGGAATTTTAGATAGATTGCAATCAAACGGAGCTCCTTTAACGGAAACTCAGTTTGTTAAAAACTTACTAGTAATGAATGCTTCTGAATTAGAAACGGCTATTGTCATGGCGGATGATCGAGAAAGATCTAAACGAGCTGATTTTGAAGCAAGAATCTCAATTGATCCGTTTTCTGTAAGTCTTAAAGATATTAGACAAATGCCGGGGTATACAAACGCACAAAAAGCAACTTTAGAAGAAACTTGGATTAAATCAAGAGCCGCTTATGCGGAATCAAATAAAGAAAATCAATTACGAGAATTTAGATTAGATGGGGTTTTAGAGGCTGCACTAGATCCCAAGAAAATTTCCATGTCTCGTGAGGAATACAATCAAACGCATGGGGACAATATTAGTGCTAATGATTGGAATGCAGGGATAACAGCTAGAGTTAATAATGCAGCCCTTGAACGAGCAACGGCGGCTTCAGGAGGAAACGATCCTGACACTGCTACTTTATTTGCCCATCAAGCTCAAATATCTTCTAGGATACAAGGGTATATCCACCCGCAACATCAATCTTTAATGAAACAAGCTTATAACGATGCGATTACTTCTGAAACTAAAGGAGAAGTGACTACTTCACAAAAATTAGCTGACATTATTTATTCTCAATACAAATCTCAAAATAACGGAAAGGCTCCTTTATCTAGTTTTTTAGGGATAACAGAAGAAGAATTACAATATTTAAACGGTCTTTCTGTTGCTTCTCAAGACTTCCCAGCTGTAAATAAAGAAGACGCTATTAGTACGGTTAATAGAAACTACGCGGGAGGAACAAAAAAAGTTACGGCTCCTCTTTCGCTTGGCAACACTAATGACGCAAATAACGTAGCACTTGCTCTTGGAGAAGTCACAGAAGGATGGATTTTCTCAGGGCCAGTAGGGGAAGGGACAACAACAGTAGGAGACATGGAAGTAAGGTCACCTGAATTAAATGAGGTTTTAGGAAAAATTATAAATAAAGCGAACGACCTTTTAAGCACTGATCCGAATTTAGATCAACCGAGAGCAATAGTAGACGCTGTTGAGTCCTTTACTAAAAATAACGTAGAATTTAACGGAGCTTATGTCCCTGTTGACTTAAAGTCTTTTCCACAAGGCGGTCAAAAAGAAGCTTTACAATCATTACTAGATGAAATGTGGGACTATAAAACAGAATCTGAAGAGTCGTATGAAGAAAGATTGACAGATAAAGCTTACAAAGAACTACAAAGAATACGGAGAAACAAAAAAGTACAAATAAGGAATTCTACTGAGGTGTTCCAACATTTAATTGACCAAGGAGATATGGGACTTTTAGAGACGTGGTCGACTGGCGTTCAGTGGATGACAGATGCAGCGGGTCTTAAGTTAAAAGAGATGTTTACTCTTGGGAGTGCTTTCGGTAAATACGGAGATCCAGATTGGGAACCCGACAATCTTGCGGGAAGATTATTGAAGTCATGGGATCAATGGTGGATGAACACGTTATCAGGGTCAGAAATTGAAGAACAATATGGAGGAACTACTTTGGCTTCGGGGATAGCTACGTCTGATGGGTCGAGGATTGAAGATAAAGATTCTATTTTCTTTAGGTTTGACCCTGCTGCGGGAACATATCTACCGTTTACTAAAGAAGACAATGGAGGGATGCCTATAGTTTTTGTTAACGATGAGTTAAAAAATAGATTTGTTACGACTCCTTCTCAGTTAGCAGAAAAACAATTGACAAAATATATGAAAGAACGTCACCCAAACATAGAAAAAAACACACCGTTATGGAAACATTACGAATTTTTACAGAATTTAAAAAGAACTCACAAAATATCTCGTGAAGCTTGGGAATCCGATGATGTTTTAGGGGTAGACGCCGGAATTCCAGAATCTTTATTAATTCCAGATAACCAAGATGCTACTGGATCAGGAGTAAGTAGTATTATTCCCGGTGTTATTGATAGGGATAACTAAGCATGGCTGAATTAAACACCCCTCAATTAAAGGAAGTAACTCCGGTTCCTTCAAATTTAGAAACAAATATTAACGTAGATACAACTGACGGACTTAGCCCAGTTACGCCGTATTACGGAAAAGTTCTTACTCCTCGTGAAGTTTTAGAAGGAAAAGAACAACAAGAAGCAAGAATTCCTAATGCTTTAGAGTGGATAGGAACTTCGATACAGCATGATTGGATTTCTCCTTGGTTGTTTACTGAAAAGAAAGAAGCAGTCCCTGATTCTAATTTCCTGTTAAACGAAGAAACTTTACGAGATGTTATGAAAGATGTTCCGTTTGAGTATTGGGACAGATTTGATGACGCTGTGTCAGTGCCACATGCTTATGGTATACGAAAAGGAATATTGGATAGATTAAAAGTTGAAGAAGATTTGATGTCTGTTGGATGGGGGGCTATCCCTGCCAGAATGTTAGTAACACTTACTGACCCTTTGGTTATAGGAGGTATTGCAGGAACTTGGGGTTTAGGCAGTGCTTACTTTGGAGTAGGTGGAGGAATAGCTGGTCGTTTAATGCACTTAGCTACTTTAGGGTCATTAACAGGAATTGAAGCTGCTGCGTTTATGGGAATACAAGCAGATAAAGATCCTTTATATGACGATGATGATGTTGAGTTTGCTGCTTTATTAGGATTTGGACTTGGAGGAGGAATCGGAGCTTTTACAGCAAGATCCGGTATAAACCGAGTATTACAAAGACGAATAGATAAATCGAGTGGACAATTACAATTAACCGAAACAGGCCAAGCTCTTTTAAATAAAACAAAAAACTTTGACCCTTATACTCCTAATATTGATAAAGCGTTTTTAAAATCTGATACAGAACAATGGTATAAGTCTTTAAACGAAACTCTTAAACAAGATAAAGTATCTGATCTTCGTGTCTTAGCAAGAGAACGGAATATTGCTGGTCGATCTAAGATGAGAAAAAATGAATTAATAGACGCACTTAAAAGAGATATGGGTGCTGAACGTGACGAAATAATTACTGTTGCTGATAGAAAATCAAGAATTACTTATAACAGAGCAGCTAGAACAAAAGAAAAAATTAAAGCTGACTCATCTCCAAACGGATTCGATGATGTACCGTGGCAAGGAATGGGACTTTTAAAATTTGGCAAACGAGCTGTAAGAATGAGATACGGCCCTGCTGCTATTTTAAAGAACAACGAAAACGGAGCTGCTAGGTTCCTTGGCAGAATTGTGTTTGCTGACGCTGCTGCTGATGTGCAACGAGCTGCTGGAAAATCTACGTTAGCTCCCG